AGTGCATCTGATGTTAAAGATGCCGCGACTAATCTCGGTGTGTACTATGCACCAGAAGTTGCCACTGTTGTAACTGGTGCTGTCAGCGGTGCGCTGAGTGGTCCTGTTGGTTTAGCTGCTGGTGCTGCGATGAACCAGGCAGCGAAAGGCGCACAAGCAGGATTAGGTGTTGCTCGTAATCCATATCTAGCAGCAGTATTTGAAGGTGTTAATTTTAAATCACATAATTTTAGTTTCACTCTAACGCCTCGTAGTCAATATGAGTCGGAAACATTACAAGGTATTATTGGTATATTCAGAAATGCGATGCTACCTACTATGAGTAAACTCAGATATTATTATGATTATCCAAAACAGTTTGGTATTACATTTATGGATGAGTCATTTTTATTTGATATTAAAACATCTGTTCTTACACAGTTTGATGTCAACTATCATAGTAAAGGTCCATCATATCATAACGTAAGTGGAAAGAAAGCACCTGTAGAAGTAACACTGAATATGAACTTCTTAGAAACTGTTGTTCGTACATCTGGTGATGAGGGTTCTACAAGAAAAGATGCATATCCAAAAGACCCAGTAATACCACCTACAAATGCCTATCAGCAGCCGCAGGAATAAAAATGGCTTATATGTTCAAACCCTTTCCACAAGTTTTATATGATATTAAAAAGAACGGTAAACTCGAAACCGTCACTAACATCATGCTTAGATTTAAAATTACTGAGGTGCTACAGAGTCGTGAGACTTCATTCGTGGAATATACAGTTCCAGATGGTAATAGACCCGATAATGTTGCATTCTCTTTATATGGTGACCCAACGCTGAGTTGGTTAATTCTTATGACAAATAATATTGTTGACCCGCTATTTGAATGGCCATTGGGTGTAAAAGATTTTGAAAGTTACCTTAGAGGTAAGTATGGTAGTCTATCTGTTGCTCACTCTACAGTTCATGAATATCGTAAAATTTTAAATAAGCAATCCGTTTTATTTGATGGCACAGTTGTCCCAAGAAGAACTTTGGTCGTTGATGAAACAACTTACAATACATTAAGTGAACCCGATAGAGAATCCATCTCAAAATATCAGTATGAAGATGAGTTGAATAATGATCGTAGGAATATTTTATATATTCCATCCAGTAAAGTTTCTAGTATTCTATCAGACATAGAAGATATATTTGAGTAATGACACAAGCTGACGTACAATATCTTGTCGATAATATAAATTTACAGGCGGCAATACTGCAAAGTTCTGATGGCACATCTGTGAACATTTCCAAGATGATTACCGACTTTACAATCACGGAAAATATCTTTTCAAAATGTATTACAGGAAGTGTGTCTATCGTTGACAGTCTGGCACTGATTGATAAGTTACCTATCATCGGAGAAGAATTTTTTACTATTCGATTTAAAACGCCGGGTGATGATTTTAAATTTATTACTAAAACATTTTCCGTATATGATGTGAGTGGTAGGAAAAGAGCTGACAAGACATTAGAGCATTATACTTTGAATTTAGTTTCATTAGAGGGTATCGTTGATGTAATGACGAACTTTGATGAAAACTATACAGACCTGAGATACGATCAGATTGTTGATAAGGTATACAACGACTACATCTATAAGTCTACAAAGAAAACAGAATTTAATTCACAGAAAATAAACTACATTGATATTCAAGCAAAGAAAAAAGAACTAAGAACAATTGAGACAAAAAACCTTCAGTCTATCCTGTGTAATGGTGAGTCTCCCTTTGACTTCATTCAAATGTGTACAGACAAGTCACAGTCTGTAGGATATCCAGATAGTGATTTTATTTTCTATGAAGACAAAGACAAATTCAATTTTGTACCTATCAGTTACTTGTTAGAGCAAGAACCTGTAAATACTTTTAGATTTGGTGATTATGGTATGGCAGAAGATGCTAAGGCTGTACAAGCAAAAGAGTATAGGTATAATGTTCTGTCACAACTAGAATATAACAAAGGTCCGAATACGATTGAGGCAAGTGGTAGTGGATTGTATGGAAGTAGTATTGATGCTATTGATTTGATTACAAAACGTTTTACTAATACAACTAGCAACTATGTTGACATACAAGAAAGTAAAAGTAAATTTAAAAACCTAGATGGCAATTCATTAATCAGTAAGAGATCAATATTCAGTGGTGATGATGGGTCTGCACATAGTCAGTTTCTTGTTGGTAATATTTTTAAAGGCAACTTCACAGACGTTAAATACTTGAAGGATAGAATTAATAAAAATAATGATAGATATGTATACTATCATGATGATAGATTTAGAACGATGGGTAGAACAGTTTCTAAGTTTTCGCAACTCAATAACTATTCACTTAGTATTGCAATACCCAGTAATACAAATCTATTAGCAGGAAACGTCATTAATATTGAAATGCCTAATGTCGCGAGTGAAGAGAAAGAGAAAGCCTCTTTTCAGTATTTGTTTGGCAGAGATAAGGAAAGCAAATTTTTAATTACATCTGTTACACATAACTTCATTGGTACTGAGGGTAGATTCTATACAATACTAAATGTTTGTAAAGATAGTTACTTTGTCAATGTCGATAAAAATTATAGTGGTAAAATGAAAAATGAATAAACTACAAAACAACTTCTTCGGAATGAACATGGTATTCTTCTTCGGTGTAATTGAAGATCGTAACGATCCACTGAAGATGGGTAGGGTCCGTGTCAGATGTTTTTCGTGGCATACAAACGATAAAACTAAACTGCCAACTGATGCACTTCCATGGGCGCAATGTATGCAACCTGTAACTTCTGCTGCACTTAGTGGTATCGGTCGTTCTGCCACTGGTCTTGTAGAGGGGTCGTGGGTTGTTGGTTTCTTTCTTGATGGAGAGACAGCACAGAAACCCATGGTTATGGGTTCGATTGCTGGTATTCCCACTGAGTTACCAGACAAGAGTTTAGGGTTCAACAATACAACAAATACATATCCTGATTTAATCAATGAACCAGATTTACCTAGACCTGCGCGTGGTGAGTTAGAAGCAAATCTAAATGTGAATGACGGTATCTTACCAACCAAACTATCTCAAAGACCAGCGCGAGATACACACTACGAAACAAAGATAGCAGGCCGCGCTGCACTAGGTGCAGTTCCTACAGCGGTCGCACCTTCCGTTACTGGTTTTCCAGATAAAGGCAGTGCAGATTATGTAACAGATGAAGGTGAAGTCCCATATTGGTATGAACCTAATCCAAGATATGGTGGCGAGTCTGATGGTGTATATGAGTCTGGTGGTGTATCTGTTTATCCCATGAACCATGTTAATGTCTCTGAGAGTGGTCATGTACATGAGATTGATGACACACCAAATGCAGAGAGACTACATGAGTTTCACAAGTCAGGCTCATTCGTAGAAACTCAACAGGACGGCACTAAGATCACTAAGGTTGTTGGTAAAGACTATCACGTTGTGATTGAGGACAGGAATGTTTTCATCAAAGGAAATATGTCAGTAACAGTCAGTGGTAACGCAAAGATGTATGTCCAAGGAGATCAATATATTGAGGTCGAGGGGGACCAATATGTGACTGTTCGTGGTGACCGAGTTACTAAAATCCAGGGAAGTGATATCAAAGAAGTCGTATCAGATAAAAGCACAAATATTAATGGTAATAAATTTGAGCGTGTTGGCGGTAATCGTGATGAACAGATTCAACAAAATCACACAGAAAAGGTCCAGGGTAATTACAGTTCAACCATCAATGCGAACAATACAAGTATTATCTCCGGCAACCAAGCAGAACAAATAACCGGCACTCTCACATCTGCATCTGGTGGTAATATGTCTATTGGTACAGCGAGCAAACTTGATGTTGGTGCTACAGATACTGCCGTAATCAAATCAACTAATTCTATGAGAATTTCTTCGTCTGCTTCTACAATGTCTATTAATTCTAATACAGCTATGAATATTGAATCATCGCATGACGATATTACTATCAAGTCTTCCGATAGTGGTAAGATTGATCTAAACCCAGCATAGGAGATTTAAATGAGTTGCAGTACAGACGTAGGATTACAGGCACTAAAGGCACTTGAGAATAATGTTAAGTCTCAATTAGCAGGTCTTGCTGCCGGCACAGGTGGACTTACTAATAATCTAAGTACTCTACAGAGCAAAATCAATCTTGCAAAAGATGTTTCTACAGCACTCACAGCTGCATTACCATCACTAGATGGTTTGATTCCATCTGCTACTCTTATTGGTGAGATGGGATCCTTGATTGCTGCTAAAAACAACCCAGCACAGTTTGCTGCTCAACTGCTCTCTATTTCCCAGAGATATGTTGATGTCCCAGGTGTAGATGTAAATGCTCTTGCAACGTCTGTGCTGAATGGTAGTATTTCAGCGGACAATATCTGCTCACAAATTCCAAACGTTATCATCGACAAGGCTGGTAACGTTCTCAAGAAGGGTATACCACCATTACCACCAACAAAGAACGTGGAAGACCTAATCTCTACAGCAAAGAAAGCAGCTGCTGAAGCAGAGAAGAAACTTCCCATGATAGCAAAGATTGCTAATGAGGAAATCAAAGAGAAGGTAGAAGCATTTAGTGCCTTGAAAGCACCAGAAAATTTAGGAGTGGCAAAAGACTTGACTAGTAAACTTCCTACAAAGGGTTTGCAAAATATAGCAATTGAATTGAAAACTGCTACTGCAAAGATGGGAAACTTTACACAGAAACAACCTGTGAGTTTTAGTGCTGACATGGCAAGTTCTGTTGCTGAAGCAAAGAAAACGATTGAAGATATTGAGAAGTCTTTACCAAAAGAAGATTTATTTGTTATGGAACAAACACTAGGAGCCTTCTTTAGTGATCCGACAGGTGAAAACCAAGCAGAGGTATAATAATGAAAGGCACATATATTATAAAAATAGATAGAGAGTTGTTCACCTATGATGACTTCGATGATATTCCAGATGCATTTGACCACCTAATAAAGTTTGCACCTGAGTATCCAGAACCACCACATACAGATGAACAGCATGAAGAGATGGCAACATACAACGATAAACTACAAGAACTCATGACGAGGGAGACAAAGTAATGCCAGCAGTAACTAGAATCGGTGACGCAGATGTACCGCATTGTTCTGGCATGACAAGGGCGCAAGGTAGCCCAAATGTATTTGTAAATGGAATAGCAGTAAGTAGACAGGGAGATAATAATACAGGGCATCTATTGCCACCTAACATTCCACCATGCCCATCACACTCAGCCGGTATTGCGACTGGTTCGACCACTGTGAAGGTAAATGGTTTGGGTATTGGTAGAGTTGGCGATGGTATCAGCGGATGTACATCAGTTGCCGCCGGTTCTTCAAACGTATTTGCTGGAGGATAGAACAATTTATATTGTTAAAAGAAAAGTATTAGTTTCATTACGAGTCTTTTACTATATGCCAGATTATCGTGATATCATACAAGAGTTTATGTGGCAAACTGAAGATTACAAACCAAGATACCCAAGAGTGAATAAGTTTTTAAATCACTGGAAAGAAAATATTGATGCTGTCATCGCAGAGGTAGAAATGGCAGAGATTCAAAAGAAACCAAAGTATAGATCTGTAGATGATATCTTCAGATTTTAATATAAATAAAAAGAAAAAGAGTTACTATCATGGCAGCATATAAATCAAGTGCAGTAAATCCTAACAGGAAAAGTATTATCCATAAAGATTTGGGGTTGACCTTTAGTTCCCATCCTGTTACTAAAAGACTAACTGTGCTAAAAAATGAAAATGCTATCAAGAGAGCAATTAGAAATCTTATTCTAACCAATAAGGGTGAAAGGTTTTTTAACCCTTTGTTTGGTGGTAACATTACATCTCAATTGTTTGAGAACTTTGGACCTATTACTGCCATTAATATGAGAGAAGATATTACTGAGGCCGTTCAAACATATGAACCAAGGGCGACAGTTTTAGAGGTTGAAGTGAAAAAGAATATTGACTTAAACAGCGTGACGATAAATATATTTTTCACCATTGATGAAAATCCACAAGTACAAGAATTAAGTTTTAACGTTGAGAGAATACGATAATGGCAGCTAATAACGCTATCCGAGTTTCGGATATTAACTTCGACCAAATCAAGACAAATCTCAAATCTTTTTTGTCTGACCAGAATGAATTTTCAGACTATGATTTTGAAAGTTCAACGCTGTCTGTGTTGTTAGACCTTCTTGCATACAACACATATTATAATGCTTTTTATCTAAACATGGTAGGAAATGAAATGTTTCTTGACTCAGCACAGTTGAGAAACAGTGTCGTATCTCGCGCGAAACAATTGAACTATGTACCTCGCTCTGCTCGTGGGGCAACTGCTACTGTCAGTGTATCGCTTGATCCACCAGGTTCACCAACGTTCTTCACGGTTGCTGCTAATACTAAATTTACGACAAGCATCGATGGGTCAAGTTATACCTTCGTGACTAAAGAGGCAACAGCACTTACGCCATCATCTAACGGCACATTTTCTGGTTCACTAAATTTGATAGAGGGTGAACCATTACAACAAAGATTTACAGTAAACTCCTCTAGCCCTGTCAGATATATTCTACCAAACGAAAATGTGGATACAACAAGTTTTACTGTTCGTATTCAAGAGTCATCTTCTAATACATCAATCTCTACTTATAATCTAAACACAGATATTTCTGCCGCAAACTCTATCTCACAAATTTACTTCGTGCAAGAAAATGAAGACAATAAGTATGAAGTATATTTTGGTGACAGTATCTTTGGTAAAAAACCTAGAGATGGTAATATCGTAATCATCGACTATCGTGTTGTCAATGGTTCTACAGTAAATGGTGCTAATAACTTTACTGGTGACTTCACTGTCACCACAACGGCCGCAGCACAAGGCGGAGCATTTCAAGAGTCCATCGACTCAATCAAATACAACGCACCATTCAAGTTTCAAGCACAAGACAGGCTCGTTACATCTACAGACTTCAAGAATATCATTCTGGCAGAGAACGGTGATATTCAAGCGATCAGCGTTTGGGGTGGTGAAGAAAACTCTCCACCCGTATATGGTAAGGTGTTTATCAGCGTCAAACCAAGAAGTGGTTCTGTCATCTCTGCTACACGCAAAAGCACATTACAAACCACGCTGGATGACCGCAGTATCGTTTCGGTAGAAACTGAGTTTGTAGATGCAACCTATCTGTATATCAATCCTGCTATCACAGTTCGCTATGATCCAAAGACAACATCACTATCTGCTTCTGAGTTGAATACAAAAGTGCAGAACTCTCTCATCTCATACGAGGGCAACAACCTTGGCACCTTCGATAATAAGTTCTATGTGTCAAATCTCACAGAGACTTTGAAAGCAGCCGATAATAGTCTTGTGTCAGCCGATGTTGATTTCACGATTGAGAAGAGATTTGTTCCTACAACAAATGCAATCAACACATATCAGTTACAGTTCAACAATGCTATTCATCACCCACATGATGGCCACCTGGGTGCAGTATCGTCAACAGGATTTACGATTGGTGGTGAGACAGTATATCTAGAAGATGATGGTGTTGGTAACCTTCGCACCTTCATTCTGGTCACTGGTAATAAAATCGCAAGAAATAACAGTTTCGGCACTGTTGACTATGAGTCAGGTCTTGTCACTATCTTCAATACATCAATCACAGCATATGAAGGCAGTGCCATCTCTGTCAAGGTAAAACCAAAAGAAAGTAATATCTTTGGTGTGCGTAATGAGATTCTACTCATATCTAGTGCAAGCGTTACAACCGTAGACAATGATACAAACAATACAACGTCTACAGTTGGTTCTATTGGTACGGATGGTACAACAACGACAGTTCTTACTGATAACGCGATTGCTAACTTCGGTGTGTCATCTGTTGCTACTCTGTCAAAAAGTTCTTCTGGCAGCACAACAGTCGGCACAACAACGTCATCATCAATTAGCGGTTCATCTTACTAATGGCTACTGATAAGAAAACATCTGTTCTTGTACAACAGCAACTACCAGACTTTGTTCTTGAAGAAGGACCAAAGTTACAGCGGTTCATTGAGGCTTACTATGAGTTTCTAGAGCAAAACGGTGGTGCTACTGACGGTATCAAAAACTTGTTATCATATCAAGACATTGATACTACGACAGATAGTTTTCTACAATACTTTCGTGAAGAGATTTACAAAAACGTTCCTGATAGCGCACTTATCGACAAGCGACTACTCGCTAAACATATTCGCAGTATGTATCGTGCGAAAGGCACAGAGAAATCATATAACTTTCTATTTCGCGCACTCTACAATGAAGACGTAGACTTTACATATCCTGGTGACTTCATGCTTCGCACATCTGATGGCAGATGGTCAGCGGAGAAATATATTCGAGTCACAGGTCTTAGTGGCCTAGATGCATCTAACATTGAGGGTCAGGTTGTCACTGGTAACTCGTCTTCCGCATACGCGCGCGTGGAGAAGGTTGACAGAATCGTTGAGAGTGGTGTCACTATCACTGAGTTGTATCTAGACAGTATCGTAGGTACATTTTCAAATACGGAGACTATTACCTCAGATGTAACATCTATCACAGGGCAGATTACTGTGACAGGCGGTCCAGCATTACAAGAGAAGGCTGGTCGATATCTTGGCACACAAGGTCAACTGAGTTCTGACCAACGACTACAGGACAGTCTATATTATCAAGATTATAGTTATGTGCTTCGCTCATCGCAGTTTGTTGAGAGATACAGAGAGACAGTCCTTGAGTTGCTACATCCTGCCGGCACTAAATTGTTTGGTGAGACAACCATCATTTCACCTTTCAGTGTACGATCATCAACAGATGATGTTCTAGTAGCAAATGATGTTGAGTTCACATTAGCCACAGAGCAACAGATTGGTAATGTGCAGAGTGTGATTGTTGGACCAGACCTTCGTGGTGTTGGTCAGTTGTTTATTCCTGGTGCTGCTGCTACAAATACGATTGCTAAACTATTAGCAGAGGGAACTAAACACGATGTTCCCGAAACGATTGGTGC